ATGGCTTCATTTAGACAACGCAACGATACATGGCGAGCCGAGATAAGTGTAAACGGAATTCGCGAAAGTGCAACCTTTGATACAAAAGCACAAGCAAGAGCTTGGGCCTCAAAACGTGAGACTCAATTACGCGAACAATCGCATGGTAAACTTCCTGACCATTCATTTTTAGAAGCTATAGAACGCTATTTAAATGAAGTAAGCATAAAAAAGAAAACTCATGAAAATGAAGTCAAACGAATGGCTTTCTTTAAACGTGAGTATAAAAAGTTATGTCAAAAACAATTAGCCAAAGTCACTACAGATGATTTAGTTCAATGGCGCGACTCCCGGTTAAAAGAAGTGCAGGGCGCTACAGTTCGTCGTGAAGCTAATATCTTGGCTTCTTTATTTACTGTTGCCCGAAAAGAATGGAAGTGGATTAAAGAGTCCCCAATGGCCGACTTGACTTTACCCCCACCATCAAAGCACCGTGATAGACGAATTGCTCAGGATGAAATTGATAGATTATGTCTTGCAGCAAATTGGGATAACAATGTCCCAGTAAATTCAACTCAGCAAATTATAATTGCCTTTCTCTTTGCAATTGAAACAGCAATGCGTGCTGGTGAGATTGTTGGCTTAACTTGGGATCGCGTTTATTTAAAAGATAGATATCTTGTTTTGACTGAAACAAAGAACGGTACTAAACGAAATGTACCACTATCTAAGCGTGCAGTTGAGTTGCTTACTTTATTAAAAGGTCTTGATAAAAAGCAGGTCTTTACTTGTAATTCCCAAAGCTTTGATACGCTTTGGCGTAAATTGAGAGATAGATGTCAAATCACTGACTTGCACTTTCATGACACACGCCATGAAGCTTGTACACGCCTTGCAAGAAAATTAGAAGTTTTAGACTTGGCCCGTATGATTGGACATAAAGACTTAAGAAGCTTAATGATTTACTACAATGCTACTGCAAGCGAAATTGCAACGAGGCTAGATTAGCCTCGTTTGCGTGGTCGTCCTTTCTTTGGCTCATCATCCGATTGTTCATTCAACCAGTTTGATAGCTCTGCCAAGTTCCAGCGTCTTCCTTGACCGCACTTAATAACATAGCGCGGTTTAGGGAAGGTTGGCAGGCAGCAAACTGCTGCCTTAAAGTGAACATCTTTATAGCCTAAATATTCTGCTGCTTGTAAATCATTAAGCCAAATTTCTGATGGCGGTAACGCAACAACAAAGTTGCTACCAATATTCGCAATTGCAGTCATTTCACCCCTCCTTACTTTCCGCTTTGCTATAAAACAAATCGTTCAACACCACATCATCATTAATTACAGTTCCATCCTCGATATAGTCACAGCCATTATTTATAAAGTACTGCTTATCATCTGGATGAGGGCGCATAACCAGATCGATAGCTGGGAAAGCAGAAAGACCATCAAAAGTTGTTAAGATCGAATGAACCAGACCTTCACATTTTTCTAAATCAGTGCCTTTACTTTGTGCCCAGTATCTTGCTAAGTTTCTAAAGTTCTCAAGCAATTCTTCACGAATCACTTCTTTTGGAATTGGTTCACTCATCCCTCAGCTCCCGATTCAACATCCAACAACATGCTGCCTTCCTCTGGATATTCGGTCATCCAAAAGTAATAGCCTTTGCCACTGTGCCCATCTTCAAAAAATTTAATAGTTAGTTCAGTTTCAAGTTGATCTAAATCATTTTCACCATCTGGATTTACAAATTCGAGAAGGCTTTTTAATTGGTGACCATTAAGAGTTATGCTCATTGTTCAGCTCCCGATTCGCTTGGTGCCGTAGGCAACGGCATCCAGTAATTAATTTCACATTCATCAAACTCATCTAAAGCTACAACTTGATAAACATTAAATTTTGCTAGCTTTGTTGTGGAAATACCTAAAACCAAATTACCTTCATCGGGCTTCATAAAGTCTGCTGAAATCCAGACTGGCACCGCCTGAGCTTTGACTTTTTCTAGCTCTGCATCACGATGCTTTGCACATCTAAGCCAAGCATCCCAACGGCTATTCATGTTGCTTATTTCTTTCTGAGCAATTTCAGAAGGATTGTTTGATCTAGTCATAAACAGTTCATGCTCATGACTAAAAATAATGTCTCTTCTTCCTTTGTAATATTGGAAGGTATTCAGAAAAGCCTCTCTTTCCTTATTCAAATCTGTCATGCTGCTGTCCTCACCAAACTAAAAATGCGATTACTTCTGTTCCTTCATCTTTAGAAGCAACATGTTTATATTCCTGATAGTAGGATGATGTTGAGATCATCCCCGTATCCTCATTAATCCACTCTCGGTTTCTCTGAGCACAGTCACTATCAAGCTCAACCTCATTCAAGTTATTAATAAATTGCTCTTTTGTTTCATCTTGGCATTCTTCAGTTGAGCCATAGTTTTCGACGAAATAGTTGTAGACATCTTCTTTTGATTTGGCTGCATAAACAGCTTCATCAGGATTTGTAAAAATCTTATATCCGTTTATTTCTAAGTCGTTCATGCTGCCACCTTCAGTGTTTTAATTGCGTCATCTATAGCTTTGTTGAAGTTGCGAACATCTTGCTCTAGTGCTTCGATAGCCAAGTCTTTCGCAAACACACGAATAATGATGATCTGTAGTCCTTCTGGTAAACGTGGGTCATAGCTCACAAAGTCACACCATTCACGACGAGTACAAGCCAATTGACTAGTGATTTGCGGGATGTACTCATCTGGCACTTGCTTAGTCAGCAAGGTATTCAAATGCGTTGTAGTGTCTGGGCACTTAACTTCTATTTGCCCTTTGTCACCTACAAGTCCATCTGGTGAAGCCCCGAACATTTCAATGTAAGGGTGGTCAATTAAACCTGTACCAACTACAAAGTTACCCGTCTCATTTTCATAGGCCGCAATTGCATGAGGCTCGTTATCAATACCCCATTGCATAGCTTGGTTTGTGAAGATTTCCTTCTGAACGCCAGTGAGGCGCTCAGCTAGAATAGTTAAACCCAATGCATTTAAAGCTTTGCCTTTATTAGGCTTTGCATTTAAATCCTTTACACGGCTTGCTGTGACTTTGCCACAGCGTTCCGAATGCCAATCTTCACTACGCTGGAGAATGTTCATACACTTGCCCTTGTGGTTGATCAGCATTTTGTGCTGCTTCTTTTAATGAAGCGCTATGCTTAGTCCAGAAGTATTTTTTGCAGTCGCCCTGAGGCAATTCAGCGTAGCCAGTTTGCAAGGCTTCTGTGCCTTCCATTGCCAAAGCGCGCATGTTATCTAAATGCTGCTGCTCATAGGCTTCATAACCTTGAGGGACATCTGAACTAACAGTCTGAACGGTAGGGATATGACAATCATCAATACGACGAGCTTCGTCTTCGTCATAAATACCTGAGAAGCCGAAGGCAACACGGGCACATTGAATTAAAGCCTTATGACGTAGCATCCGTTTTGGGTATTTTTTCCAAGGTTCTGAATTACCCTGACACTCGGATAAATACTCAGTCACAACAGTAGGGTGGTTGCGGTCTTTACGGAAAATCTTGCATGTGCATGACTCATCATCTTGTTCAAACTGGATACCATCACATACAGGATTGTCATTAATAATGCGTGCCCATCCATCAATACCAACAACTGGTGTGATGCCGCCACCTTTGGCAGGGAATGCATAAATTTCTTTTGTAAAAGGATTTAGCTTGTACTGGTTTGCAACAATTAATAGAGAAAGAAATTCATCATTTGTTGCTTTCTTAAATACTGTATTAACAAGAGTATTTGCTAACTCAGCAGGATCAACATCTTGCATATTAAAAGCTGATGCAATCTTGCTAACTTGTGACAAAACAATATTACTCATCTTTTAATCCTCAAAAATTAATAGATACATGTGGAACTAAGCCTTTATTGATGGCTTGCAAAATCTCTTTTCCTTTTGCTTCATCAATACCCAAAGCCAATAAGCCTTTAAGTGCTTCATTACAGATTTTTTTACGATGTGCTTGGTTAGCTTGGCGCGCTTCTTCTGCTTGGCGTTCGGCCTCTAGCTTCACAGCTTGTTCAGCCTCAATACGTTTACGTTCTGCTTCGGCAGCATGTTGAGCACGCAATTCAGCAGCTTCTTTTTCAGCCTTTAATCGAGCTTCGCGTTGTTCTGCCTCAGCCTTTTCACGTTGTACACGTTCAGCTTCAAAACGTGCTTTTTCTTCCGCCTCACGGGTCGCTTTTTCGGCAGCTTCACGGGCAATCTGAGCCTCACGTTCTTGTTGCTGGCGAAGTATTTCAGCTTGGCGAAGACGCTCTAATTCAGCCTGCTCGGCTTCATGTTTTTCACGAGCAACAAGAGCTGTACGAAGTGCTTCAATAGTTTCAAATTTTGCAAGTTTTGCTTCCTGCTCATATTCATCAAGAGATGAGTCAACAACTAAACTCTCTAGGGAGTCGATAGCTTTTTTGATTTCCAGTGATGGAAGATCAAAACAAAGACCATACATAACTTTGATATTTGAAATAAACTGGCTATGCTTCGCTACACGGTCTTTCTCAGCTTGCTCCCAAGCATCACGAGGCGCTAAAACCTCATCACGTAATAAATCAAACTTCTTAACAATTGAGATTCGATCATCATCAATCACTTTGATTTGAGCTTTTTGTTCAGCTACTAATTCTTTTCCACATTTCTCAATAAGAGTTTTTGACTTACTGATTTTCAAAGCAAGCGAACCAATCGCATCACGGCCTTTCTTAGTGCTTACATCTGGCACATGAGAACGAACTTCTTGAGCAATACGTTCATACAATTCATCTGTACCACCACGTTTAGCGAAAGCCGCTACAATTACGTTTTGTTCTAATACTTGTAATTCATTAACTTGTGTATTTACTGGCGCATTCATAATCTTCTCCTAATTCTTTTCTACTGGGCGTTGTTCTAATGACAAATCCCAATCTGAAATTGTTTTTCTTGGTTTATTGCCAAAGAAGTGAAGGTACTCATTTGCTGGAAGCCACTTCCCATAAGTCATGGGTACAGGTGGAACATCAAAACCAAAAATGTCACCATTTGAATCTTGTGCAATGAATTGAACTTCTTTAGGTGCTTCCGACCAATCGTATTTAGTCTCCATCACACCACTCCCGCTTCTTCATCTGCCAATTCTTCGGCGTAGTATTTAAGCTGCTCGTTTAAGCTGTTTACTTGCGAATCAGTTAGCTTGAAACGCAAACCTATTGGTGACTCAATGCCGTCTTTGTCAGTCACAACAGCATGAGTTTTTGTGTCTACCACAAGCACTTCATATTCTTGGTCACGGGCACAACCACTGGACTGATCAGTTACTTCACGAGTGTCATAAGTCGTTTCAGCTTTGATCTGGCAGTTAAGTACATTGCAGCCGTAAGTTAGGTCGAAATAAACCGTTTCACCTTCAACTTGAATGTCTGTAGACATGTCTAAATAAGGAAAAGAAGGGCACAGCAACTCTGGTTTAAGGGCTAACATATTCATTAGATAATCCCCCAGTCAACCGCCAAGATGAGGTTGAAGAACCCAATGAAACTAGCTAGTGCTATGTAGTTATCCATGAGAGGGCTCCTTGTCTTGCTCACCCTCACTAAGCTCTTTAAGTCCTTTAAGGGTTTGTTCAACTAAGTGTGAGAAATCAACTTCATAACTAATTCTTGAACCATCTTCAGATTTAAGCTTCAATGAGATGCTTGGAAGCTCTATGCCTTCATGTTCAACAAGCATCATTAGGGCTTCAATTACCACAACTGAAACGGTTGCAACTGATTTTGTATCCATTAGTTAGCTCCTTCCACTTGCACTCGCACATACATATTCTGTTTTGCTTTGAGTTCGTTGGCGTATTGCTCGTCGGCACAGCCTTTTAAGAAAGCAAATGCAATGAAGGTGATAATCCAGAAAGCTATGAAAGCTTTCGAGCCATCCCTGAAGGCTTGGCTAAACTTGTACTTTTCAATTCTTTGATTCATACTTATCTCCGCATTAGATGCAAACCGCCTAGCCTTCGAACCCTATGGCGGTTTTTGTTTGTCGATGAGATAAATATAAGAAAACTTAGTTTTATTGTCAATAAGAAATCTTATTTTAATTTAAGAAATCTTACTTTTATGCTTTAATAGACAAAAGAAAACCCACACAGGGTGGTGGGTTTGTATGGTTAAGTTTGGCTACCTAATTTAGTGACGAAGGAATTTTGATAGGGGTTGAACTACAGCATAGTCAGAAAGGATAGCTTGCTCCGCTTTGTATTTATCATTCTCAGTATCATCAATAATAATATTAAAGGAAACATTATCATTTAAGTTTTGAGTATCGATCATTTTTCTCAATTGATAATTTGTTTTATTCTTATCTGCTTGTATGTAATCAATAAATGTACTGTTGTGTGAAAAATTAAAAGGGTATTTCTCCCCAGAGCGACCAGCAAGTTTAGGGCTTACCTCAATTGAGTGAAATTTTCTTTCTAGCACAACTCTAATTGAATCTAGAATTTCATCAATTGCTTGATGAGATCTTGATTTGTATTGGTAATTGATTAGCTTTCCAAGAAGTTCAGTATATTCAATTACAGTAAAATCTAGTTGTTTTATTGATGTCTCGGCAACCAAACACCCATCTTGTACAGAAATAGATTCATACATTTTGCAAAAGTATTTAATTTTATCAATCGCATCAAAATTTTCCACGCATACAGATTCTTCAAAATGACGAACATTTAGTCCATAGTCACTTAGAATAATTTGATCTCGTGTATTCTTATGCGCATAAACTACTGCTGGAGACCCATTTGGAAAAACTAGGGGTAGAGTGAAGCCACAAGAATTTCCTTGATCAGAAAACTTTTGGATAAAAGCATTCAAGACTGTATCTGAAAGATGTGCACTCATAGTAGCAACTCCCCCGCAAGAGGTTCCATTATATCACTCGACCTAATTTGCAAATTAATATTTTTAGCAAAAAGTTGAAACCATTTTTGCCAATCTTCAAGATTGTAAGATAAGTCAATTTCAAATGAGTCATCAAGAAGATGAATGTGTGGTCCATAAAAAACTTCACGCTTCTTTTTATCAACATGAGACCGCTGATGTTCTGGATATACACAAAGATCGTAAAGCCAGTTAGTCTTTTTTCCAACTCTCTGAACCAAACCAAAACTATGCTTCATTGAATCTGGTGCAATATTTGTTCTTAAAAATATACTTAACCCCACAATATTTAGCTCGGTTGATGTTTCGTAAATCGGAGCTCCTGAAAATTTATAAAGCGATAGACTATTTATTTCTCTCGCCATCTTAACTGGGGACTCAAAATATTTTGGAGCCTCCAGTATTCTTTTCCCCTCATCAAGGTCTCCAAAGCACCTATTCCCACTCATGCGCTTCTCCAAAATTATTCCCGAACCGTTATAAAGTACTGTGTCGGGTTCACAGTTTATTAATCATTTGTGTTATTAATTTTCTGACCTAGCTTTCCTTCTTTTACCAACTGCACAACCTGCTCATTAGTAAGCACAGGAATAAAGACTTTGTCGCCAATATCTTTAGAAAGAATCTTCACTTCTTCGGCTGTTAGCACCAAAGCTTCACCATGTTTCGCAGCATCATTGATGCGAGCAATAATCTGATTGATTGGTAGTTTTGAATTGTCCATAAGTCTTCCTGTGATTAATGCGAATAAGGATGTTCTTGTCTGTGCTGACTTGGCGGCACGATATCTGTAATAGCGGTAATACTTTCAACCTCGTCCATTTCAAAGAAAAATCGCTCACCACCATTCACAGAAAGCAAACTTAAAACCCCACCATTGATGCCGACAAATTCTTTAATTGTGCATCTTCCATCCTTCAAGCACACCTGAACAAACTCATTCGGCACAAGCTCTGCATCTGGATCGCAAACTACATACCAGCCATTACGAATTGCTGGAAACATTGAGTCGCCAGTGCCTTTAATACCATAGGCTCTTGGTCCTGCTGAGTGAGTTGGAACATAACCATCACCACCGTTACCTTCGTAACCCATATCTGTGAAATACCCATCCATACCCATCTTTGAATAGGCTTTAACAGGAACGTATCTTTTTTGAATAGGGAATGGCTTAGTTGGTGTTTGGACAAATTTAACAGCTTCTTCACTATCTGGAATATTGTACTTCTGCTTAAAGGCTTCAATATCAAGAACATTTAATTGAACAGCATTGTTGTCCAATTGGGGGCCGCTTTCATCACCATTTGTTATATACGAAGTGGACACACCAAAATAAGCGGCCATTTTACTTAAAGGATCAGCTTTAGGTGCATATGCATCTTTCTCCCAACCAGTGACATTAGGCGCACTAACCCCGACGATTTTTGCCAAATCGCCTTGAGTTAATTTCTTTTCTCTTCGTAAGGCGCGAATACGCTGGCCCATAGTTTCTAGTTTCTTCATATAAGTTATCTTACATCTTGCAAAAATAAGTTATCTTTGTTTTAATACTAAGAAATCTTATTTTTGAGGTTGAGCAAATGACCAAACAGGAAGCTTACAAGTTGCTTGGTGTGAATGGTGTTGGCTTAGCAAAGTTATTAGGGATAGAGCCTCCTGCTGTATACCAGTGGCCAAATGAAAAAATCCCTTTAGCTCGCGAATACCAAATCAGAGACTTAGCAAGTGGCAAAGAGCCAATTAAACGAACTAATGCAACCGCTTAGGAACTAAACCATGAGCAAATTATCAGTTGAATTAAACGCAAGAGCCAGAAATACACATACGCTCATTTTGCATTCACTTGGAAGTGTTGTGAATTCTGCTCTCGGAGAGGAAATCGGATTTGATGGCCCTTGGATATCTAAGTTTAAAAATGACAAGAAAAGCAATGGCTTAACAGATCTTGAGACTATTTGTGTTTTATTGGACAAGCTTGGTCTAAAGATAATTCCTGAACAATATCAATGCTATGACAAGCAATTAATTGATTCGATCTTTTTCTTGGCGCGCCTTTCTATGAATCGTGCTTCGGAAATTAATGACTTCCAACACACGGCTATAGCGCCACGTTTAGAAGAATTCGGATATTAAAAAACCGCTTCCTGCGCGAACAGGTTTGCGGTCGTATTCATCAATCAGGAACTAATGAATGAAGACAAATTTAGCACATAAGCAGGAGGAGGACAACGTTATTACGTTGCACCCATCTACTGCTAAGAAAAAAGAGCGACAAGCCATGTCAGATAAATTCGACAAAGGCTACGTTATGTCTAGTCGGCTTTATCGAAATGAAGTTAAGCCATTTCTTGGTGATGCTGCTCGTAACGTTTATGCCGAGCTAGAGGAATATATTAGCGGGTTTAACAAGGAATCTGACTTTGTTAGCTACTCACAGTTGCAAGGTAGAAAAATTGAAGGCCTCGAGGAGCATGTTCGTAAATTAAGCACAGCTACTGTACGTGCTGGATTAAAACAATTGATTGAGTATGGTGTTATTTCAATTATCGCTACTAATCCGAAGCTTGGAAACAAGTACAAATTAAATGAGATTTCACTTGTTGAGCACTTTAGTAATAAAAGCACTTCAGAAACTAAAGCACTTCAGAAACTAAATAGCACCACTTTAGAAACTAAAGCGCAAGGTACTTTAGAAACTAAAGACACAATAGATATTATTTATAGATATTTAATTATAGATAATTTATTTAACTCGCTTCGCTCAAACAAACCACTTGAAGCTAGTTTTTATGTTTATCAAGAAACTCAAAAACAGATCATTCTTGAACAACAAAGACTAGAAGCTGAAGAGAAAGCAAAAGCTGAAAAAGAACGCAAAGACAAAGTTCGCAAACTTAGTTTTGATGAAGTTATCAAACTCACTAAAAACACTTTTGCAAATCTATGTGATCTAGAGCTATGGGAACAATACGTAGCTAACCGTTCTCAACAAGCTAAATCTAAATTAACTAAGAACGCTTTAAACACAATCTACAAAGATTTTCTTCAGTGGGGTTATGAAGGTTCAAATCAATCCTTGAAAACCTCAATCACTGGTAACTATCAAGGTTTATTCGCACCTAAACAACTGAATCAGGTTTTTGGTAATCAAAGCCAAGCTTCAACTCGTATGTCTGAAATTCAGGAGCTAATCGCAAAAGAGGAGGCAGGCTATGAACAGTATGGTTTCTAGCAATCAAAACGCTGTAGAACATATCAACTCTGCAAAAGTTGTCGGTATCTTCAAAGCAATTGCCCCACGTTCATTTGAGAAAACGTTTGAAGGAATTAAAACAGAACAAATCAATCATGCAATGAAGATCTGCATTGATGGACTTACTCGTGAACAAATAGATAAAGGCCTTTGCATGGTCCGTGACAGTGGCTACTGTCCTGATCCTGCAATGTTCCGCAAGTGGTGTTTAGGT